AGACGGTGCCCTTGCGGATAACGCCTGCAGTCTCGCCAACAGCGAACAGGTCAGCCGTGCGGGTTTTGTCGGCAATCGCAATCCCCTCAAAGCCAGTACCGCCAAGGCGAATGCTGCCATCGGTCGCACCACGGCCAACAGCCAAGCCGAACGCCACCGAAGCAGTGGTGACAACCTTAGACGCAACGTCCTGGATGGATTGGCTTTCGGCAATCATGCCCGCATAGCCCAAAGCGGGCGCAGCGGTGTAAGTGCCAATGAAGTCGGTAATCGGCATGGCTTAAGCCCCCACTTTCTGGTTCCATGCGCCGGAAAGATCGGCGTCACGCTTTTTATAAACGGCGTCAAGGGTGGTGATCGATGCGCCATCAAGTTTGACCTGCGCCAATGGGTCCGCCGTTTTTGCGTCCTCGGCCAAGATGTCAAACCTGGCGTCGATATAAGCATCGGACTTGCCGGAAACAGCCGCATCGCCCAGCTTGGCAACAACAGCCGCCTTGCGGATTGCTGCGTCTGTCAGGCCCGTGGTCGCCACATCCCTTGCAATTGCAACAGCCTTGCCGATCAGATCAGCGCGGGCGGTGACGCGGGCGTCAATCGCCGCATCGGTCAACTTGCCAGCCTCAAGCGCAGCAATAGCCGCATCCTTGGCCGCAAGCTCTTTTTCTTGCGCCGCCTTTTCAGCTTCGGCCTTGGCCCTTGCTTCGGTTGCGGCGGCATCCATATCGGCAATCTTGCCTTGCAGCTTTTCGATTGCCACGGCGGCAGCATCGGTCACTTCGACTTGAAGGCCGTCCACCATAATTTTGCGCAGGTTTTCAGGCATAACGCCTCCTTTGTTGTCTGCATCGGTGACGGGGCTTGCGCCCCAGCTTCCCGCATTGTCACCAATACGGAGTTCGGAACCGCCGCGCGCCTTAGGCACGATAGCGAGGTGATTGATCACGATAGGCCCGGTTTGAACCGCCTGATATTTAGTGCCGCATGGCGCTACGCCGTCAACCATTTCAACCGGGGTCGTGTATCCCATAGATACTTCGCGTGCGTCTGCCATAATCGCAGCGACCGCCGCCGCATCCATCACCTTGTATGGGACAGACACAAAGTCGCCGTCGCGGGCAATTTCCGTGCCAACATCGCCCACAGCATAGGCTTTCCAGCTATCGGCGGTTACCATTTCAGGTGGGTGGCCCAACGTCACGGGCTTGCCTGCATACGTCGCCAAGCTGGCCTTGTCGAATACGGCGCTCTCGGGGCGGTATACAGTTACCACCCCATCGCCAAGCAAGCCCAATTCCCGCGCATGGTAATCTTGGCAACCAGTGCGGGCGCACCGAACCTGACCGACAAGATAACCGTCGGCTGTTTTGCGTGGCTGCCCAATCGTTGCGCGGTCGGTAAATTTCATCTGCGGCCTCGGATTTCTTGCGCAATGGTATCACTTGCGGAAATATCTTGCAACAATGTCATTCTTCACCTTCGCCATTGTCGCCATACTGGCCCGCAACGGACGCTTCTAGGCCGGGAAATGCACCGCTCTCGGTTAGGCCATTAACCGCAGCCTTGCCGATAGCCTCAATTGGAATGACAGCCATATTTGAAAGCCGCTCAAGCGCCTGCATCATTTTTTCGCCAACATCCGCCTTATCCTTAGCCGTCGGCTGCCATAGGCTGCGCCAGTTGTAGTGCAGCCCTTCAGGGTATTTTCCGAGCGCAGACCGAACTAAGCATTCATCAAGAATAGCCATAGCTGGCGATATGCGCAGCGCCTGAACAACTTTAACCCGGTCGTAATAACCGCGAATATCAGCCGCCCCGGTTGCATTCATCCCGCCCGGTGACATTTCAAACAGCAGCGTCATTGGGATGCCCGCATCAGCGCAAGCCAATTGCGCAAAGCGGTCCATTAGGTCGGGGATGCCAGATAGAGAGGCGCTTTTCTGCTGGTAGTCCTCGTCTGCGTCCATAACCAATGCGCCGGAAATGCCCTTGCCTGTTGCAGCAAGAGTTAGGCGGCGCAAGATTTCATCGCTATACCCGCTCCCGCGACTGGCAAGGTTTGCCATGAGGCCGGGGATTTTAAACACGTCCACCTTGGCCTCATAAAGCAGGGCGCTGGCATTACTTGCCGCCTCGCCCACGCGGGTTAGGCTGTCAAGCATCCCCATAAGTGAGCTGTCACCCCATCCGTGGTGCTGATCAATGCCATATGCGGGGATAGGCTCTTGCCCGGAAAACACAGCAACGCGCGACGGGTGCAATCGGATATTGCCCCGCATATTCCAATAAAGCGGTTTTCCAAAGTCAGGCTTTGTTGGGTCTTGCCCAATTTCGCCAGCCGATAGGTCAAGTGTCGAAAGAACGGTAAGATATTTCAGCCCACCAACCTTGATTGCCTTGGGATCAAGCGGCATGCTTGGGGATAGCCCACCGTCACCAATGAGAATAGCGGCCCCACCGAATAGCCCTGCCATTTTCATGGCCTGCATAACCTTGACCTGAAGGCCTAGCGACTTTTCCAAGGCTTCGATCTTGCCAATTTCAGCGCCCTTGCATTGCCATTCGCGCCACTCTCTAGTCGCGTCTTCGGCAGGCAGGTCAACTGCACGACGAACCAGCGCCGAAGCCTTGTAGGCCCGCAACAGTGTGCCATCATCAATAATTGGGACTTGATAGGCCGCCTGCCCTGCTTTATCGCGGGCGGTGCCCATGCCTGAAACAAGGTTTACCAGACCGTCGGCAGTCATGCGGTAATGCGGCTTTCCCACAATTGGCACTAGAAAACCCCTGTTAAGCTATAGGTTTGTGACCGTAGCATATCTGCCACAGCATCCATCATTGGGTCAAGCATATCATCATGCGCCGCATTTGGGAAGCCGCTTGCCTCTCCCATGAAATCAGAGGCCCACGCGCCACGAACGAGCAACACATTTCCGGCCTGCACAGAGGGGGCAGCGTCATGCGCGCGGGTGATCTTATCACGGTCGCGCTGAATTGCAGTCACAGGGATGCCTTCGCGCTTGAGCGTCTGGATTAGCCCGGTGCCGGAAACCTTATCTTCCACCGCCATCTTGCGCAGCGTTCCCATGCCTTGCACGGCGTTATGCTTGGCCCAAAATGCGCGGGCTTGTTCCAGCAATTCCGGGGCTTCCCACTTGCCACGGATAAGGTCGATCAACACTGCCTGCCCGGTTGTGGTTTTGCCCCAGCACTCGAAAACGGAATAATCGTTCTGCTGCCCGGTCTTTTGCGCGGTGTCGGCATAGATTGCGCGCCATTCTGTTACCGGGGCAAGGTCGCAGAACTTCCACCATTCATCCTTGAATATACCGCCTCGCGCCGGGGAAGGCCGCTGCTGCATCTGGCCTGCATAGCCATACTCGCCCAATGCGATTTTATATTTGTCCACAACATCGCGCGGGAATCGGTCGGGAAACATTAGATCGCCATCATTCACACGTGGGTCGGTCCAGCCTATCGACGTAGTTTTGCGCCGCGCCGGGTCAAACTCCATCGGGATGCACAAATGCTCATAGCCTAAATCCTGCGAAAGCACGTATCCGCTCGGGTCTTTTTCGTGCAGCCGCTGCATGACGATAACGATTGACGATGTAGCCGGATCCACAAGCCGGGTCGGGATTGTCTCTGACAACACGCGCAACGCCGTAGCGCGGTCGGTTTCGCTATGGGCCTTTTCCACAGATAGAGGATCGTCGATGCCAACGGTATGCCCACGCCGCCCAGTGAAGCCCGCAATCGCGCAGGCCTGCCGAAACCCGAACGAGGCATTTTCGAAATACAGCTTTTCGTTTTGATCGCTCTTGAACGCAATCGGCCAAAGGCGCTGATACCAGTCCGACCGAACAAGTTCCCGCGTCATACGGCTATCGCGCACCGCCAGCCCTTGCTCGTGCGCCGCGCCGATGTACTTGTGCCATGGTTGCCCACCCGGCCCCCATAACCATGCCGGATACATGACCCCGACAACAGTTGACTTAGACGCGCCGGGTGGGACGTTGATAAGCAGCCTGTTGCTTGTGATCCCGCCTGTTGCCAGCGCCTGCATATGATCAGCCATAGCGTCCATATGCCAATTCCAGCGCAGCCTATCGGGGATAATCTGCGGCCACGCGCGCTTAATGAAA